GGAACAGCAACTGGTGATCTTGGCATATTAAATCCCGGAATTGGTTATACACCATCCAGTGGACAATTAACATACAGTGGTGTAAATCTAGTAACAATCACTGGTAATGGATCAGGTGCAACAGCTGATATCACTATTGGTAATGGTGTAATAGTTGCCTCTGGTGCAACCATTACTGCTGGTAGTGGTGGTGGTAACGGATATCAAGTTGGTGATGTAGTTGGCATTGACACTCTTGGATCTGGGCCATTTAAAAATATTGGTGTTAATGCAAGATTAACTGTTGCTGGTGTTGGAAGCACAAGTCAATTAATTGTTGATAGTGTTCAAGGAACATTCCAGACTGGTGCTGGTTACACAATGACCTTTGGTAATAGTGCAGGTATTACAACAGAGTTAAACTTTGCAAATGGTGGTGGAGTTCAACTTGATAGTGTAGTCACAGAAACTGATGGTTTACATATTAAAGTTGATCATAAAAACCATGGTATGTATTTTGATACTAACCAAGTTATAATTTCTGATGCACAATCAGATGTTAGACCAACAAAATTAACAGCAGCGTATGACGTTGGATCAACTGCAAGTATATCAGTTCAAGATGCATCAGAATTTTCAACATTTGAACAAGTTGGTGTTGGAACTACAAACGTAGGATTTATAAAAATTGGTGAGGAAATCATTGAATACAGTAATGTTGCAGGTAACACAATTGGTGGAGAAATAACAAGAGGTTCAAATGCAGCATCTTACCCTGTTGGAACTCCTGTTTTCAAATATGAACTGGGTGGAGTTAATCTAAAGAGAATTAATAAAACTCATGATTTATCTGATGTTACGGTTGCAAGTCCAATTACTTTTGATTCATATCATGTTAAATTAGATATGTCTGAAATATTGAGTGTTGGTTCTAATACTTCAAATGTTAGCAGAGCTGTTGATAGTGGATATGCAAAACTCTTTATTAACGATACTAAATCAACTGGTGGATTTAATATAAGAGCAACACAAAATATGCCTTTTGAACTTATAACTCCATTAGTTGGAGAGATTGCAGTTCCCGGAACAACACTTTCAGGAGAGATGAGAACTGTAACTGCTACTAGTTTAAGTGGTGCTGAAATACCATGGGTTGATGTTGGATATGAAACAGTTTCTTTAAATCAAAATAATTATCTTGACACTGCTAGATTGATATCATCAAAAGTTAACGCTGATACTAATTTAACAAATCTTCCCGGTAATAAATCATTTAACTTGAGATTGAGATTGGGGACAACAGATTCTCGTGTAAGTCCTGTAGTTGATGGTCAAAGAATAAGTGCGATCCTAACATCAAATAGAGTCAACAGTGTAATTACAAATTATGCAACAGATGAAAGAGTTAATGGAATCTTTACTGATCCAACTGCATGTCAATACATATCTAAAGAAATACAGTTGGAGAATGGTGCGTCATCATTAAAGGTATTAGTTGCTGCTCACATTAATAAAGATTCTGATATCAGAGCATTCTATGCGATTAATGATAAACCCGGTTTTGATCCTATTTTCATACCATTCCCCGGATACTCAAACTTAAATGATAGAGGTGAAGTGATTTCTGTTCAAGATAATGATGGATCATCTGATAAATTAGTTCCAGATACAAACACGTATGGGTTTGTTCCTGAAGAAATAGAGTTCAGAGATTATACCTTTACTGCGGATCAGTTACCCGGATTTAGATCTTACAGAATTAAGATTGTTCTTACTTCTACAAGTCAGGTCTATGTTCCTCGAATGAAAGATCTTAGAGTTATTGCTTTAGCGTAAATGAATTATCACAAGGTAAAAGACAATAGTGATCTTGTAAGAGATCCTAATACAGGTGCCATTTTGAATACAAACTCTCTTGATTATGACAAATACGTTGCACAACGTAAAGTCAAAAATAAAGAGCATGAAAAAACTGAGAATATTGAAAGAGATATTTCAACTCTTAGACAAGAACTTGATGAAATTAAATCTTTACTTAGGGAGTTAGTAAATGGCTAATCAAACCATAGTATTTGATCCAACTGCAGGAGTTCCTGTTGGTGCAAATTTAACAATATACGGTGGTTCAGCACTAGCTGCTGATTTTAATATAGTTGATACTGGAAGCACTGCGTATGATTTAAGTGGATTTACTGGATCATCTCAGATGGCAAAAAGTGTATCTGTTGGAGCAACTTTAGGTTCTCAAGCAACTTTTACTGTGGGATTTACTAGTGCTGCTGACGGAAAAATAAGAGTGTCATATGGTGCTACTCAGACTGGAGCATTGACTGAAGGAAGATATGTATATAATGTTTTGATAAGCACAGGATCTACCGTATACAATATTATAAATGGAAATGTATATGTGTATGCTGGAATATCCTCGTCACCGGGGTCTGTTTAACTAAATATGGTTAGAGGTATAGTATAAATGGCACAACCAACCAGTAGATCAGAATTAATTGAATACTGTAAGAGACAATTAGGTGCTCCTGTATTGGAAATCAACGTTGCTGATGAACAGTGCGGAGATGTGATAGATGATGCCTTACAATATTTTTATGAGAGACATTATGATGGAGTTTTACAGACATATTTAAAATATAAAGTTACGCAAGATGATATAGACAGAGGAACAGCATCAGTTAAGGCTGGATCAAGTAATACTTTAGGAATAACAACAACATCAACTGAAGCAACAATAGTTGGTGCTGGTGTTACCTTTAATTTTTATGAGAATAGTAACTATATTCAGATGGATCCTGCGATAATAGGAATCAATAAAATTTTTAGATATGATGGTAGTCAAACAACTACCAGCAATATGTTTAGTGTTAAATATCAGATGTTTTTGAATGATATTTACTCATATGGTTCCATGGAACTTTTAACATATAATATGACTAAAACTTATTTGTCTGATTTAGATTTTATGTTAAATACCGAAAAACAAATAAGATTTAATCAAAGAATGGATAGGTTGTATCTAGATGTTGACTTTAATTCATTGACTGAAAATGATTTTTTAATTATAGATTGTTATAGGTTAGTAGATCCTAATGATTATACACGAGTTTATAATGATCATTTTTTAAAGAAATATGCAACCGCACTTCTAAAAAGACAGTGGGGTCAAAACTTAATGAAGTTCCAAGGAGTAAAACTTCCCGGTGGAATAGAACTTAATGGTAGACAAATATATGACGATGCAATTAACGATCTAACAGTTATCAGAGAACAAATGTCAAATACCTATGAGATTCCACCTTTAGATCTGATAGGTTAATATTATGGCACTTAATCCATACTTCACTCAAGGGACAACTGGGGAACAAAATCTTGTTCAAGATCTAATCAACGAACAGTTGAAGATGTATGGTGTTGACATATTTTATTTGCCTAGAAAATATTTAACTACGAACAGTGTAATTAGAGAGGTTGTTCAATCTAAATTTGATGTAGCATATCCACTTGAGGCATATGTAGATAACTATGATGAGTATTCTGGAGGAGGTAATTTACTATCTAAATTTGGAATACAGTCACAAGATGAGGTAAGACTTATCATATCAAGAGAAAGGTTTGAAAATTATATAACACCTCTGATTCAAAATCAGGATGACATTAAATTATCTACTCGACCAAAAAGTGGTGATTTAATTTGGTTTCCATTAGATGATCGTGTCTATGAAATAAAAGACATTGAATATGCAAAACCATATTATCAACTTCAAGATCTTTATGTGTATGAGTTATATTGTGAACTCTTCCGTTACGAAGATGAAGTCATTGCAACTGGTATTGATGAGATTGATGACAATCTTGTTGGTGATGATACTGACGGAACAACTGAGGATGGTATTAATACAATTCAAGGGCCAACTCAAACTCTTACAATGGTTGGTACTGGTGTAACTGCTGCTGCATACACAAGTGTCATACTACAAGGTGGTATACGAACTATCACACTTACAAACAGAGGTGGTGGTTACAGTGAAAATCCAACAGTTGCTATCAGTTCTGCTCCAACTACAAATAATATTGTTCCGTATCAAACAGGTATCGCAACTGTAAGAACTATTGGTGGAATCGCATATTGTAATAAGAATGTAAGTTCCAATCTTGTTTCAATTCAGTCAGTTCCGATTACTAATCCCGGTGCAGGATATACTCAAGGCCCCGGAATCAGATTCTTTGGTGGTGGATCAGATGGAGCAGGAGCAGCTGCTACTTCATTCACTGGTGATGGAACACTGGGTGTTGTAACATTTACTAATCACGGTGGTGGATT